GGGGCGCAATCCACCCTTTTCCTCCTCTCATTTCGCCCTCTAGAATACCCATTTTGTAATAAAACGTGATTTTTGTAAAGAAAAGACAAGTGGCTAATTATAAGCAAGTTAGTCTCAATCGTCCCATAGGATCGATAAAGCCATAGTGTAAAGAAAGTTCTTATTTCATAAAAGAAGATTCTTTGCAAACAAAAAAGGGGTTCTGCATTAATAGGTACGCACGCACGCAAGGAAGTCGTTAGCAAACTTTAACTAGGCGCATTAAACCTTCTTGAATTGTTTTCACCCACAATCAACGCTAAACTCGCTCATTTCTGCCGATTTTTGCGATTTTCGGGCAGTTGGTCGGGATTTCTCCCAAATTCGCAAGTTTTGAGCCGTTTAAGAGCCATTTTTGGGCAGATTATAGCCGATTTTGTGGGTTTTTCGTAGATTTCATGGTTTTGTGCCGGATAATGCGCTCATCTAGGATTTAGACCAAAATAGACCAATTTAGACCAAAATAGACCAATGTGATGAGCCAAGACCTCCTCAGTACCAAGTCCAAGGAATTGTGCTTTTCTATTTTCCTAGTTGGAGAAATATTTTTTTCTAGTTAGGGAAATTGTTTTTCTCTCCATGTACTCTCTCTGTTCTCTCTGTTGGGTGTGTGTTCTTCTTGTAGGTGAGAGTGAAGAATCCTCGGGGGAGATAAGGGGGCAGCGCCCCCACGGGCGCAAGCGCCCTCCCCATGCCCTGTGGGGCTGACGCCCTCACCACAAGCCTTGCAGCCACTTGCCGAAGGTGCACAACGAATACAGGTAGCACACCACGATGAGCAGTTGCAAGAGCCACTCAGCATACTTAATGTATGGTTTCTTATGTTCCTCCACCTTCCCGAACACATTAAAGAGATAGGCTATACAAACGAGTGAAACCACGCCAAAGGCGAGCCACACGATAAGTTGAACTATAATCATTTCGCTATAATCTTTAGTTCGTCAACTTGTCTAAAGAACTCCTCCAATGTATCGGCAGTATAGTGGATGCCATTATAACGTATAAACGATGCAAAGTCACTCTTATCACTCTCCTCGAAGAGTTCAGACACCTTGCAGCCAATTATCTCTGCCATTTGTTCTAACTTGTCTAGTCCAATCTTTCTACGTCTAAGTAACTGATTTAGACTAGTAACATGCTCGTAGCCCATCTGTGCGGCTAACTCTGAGACTAATATATTGTGCTCTTTGCAGCACTCTTTTATTCGTAATTCTATCATAATAATCTAATTTAATGGCGCAAAGATACGAAATATTTTTGATACTAGCGCATTTTTGAGAAACTTTTTGTTTTTATTAAGCGTAGAAATGCGCTATTATATGTTAAATTCTTTAAGACTTTCGCATAAATGCGCTACTTTTTGGTTAAATAGCGTGAAAATAAGAAAGAAATATCTCAAAACATTTGGAACTTTCGCAGAAATGCGCTACATTTGCACTCGAAATCAAGTTAGTTGGATTTCAAGAGGAACGATGGCACGTTTAGAACTTCACGTTTAACTACCTCTATAAAAGTACAGATTAGTCGGGAAAGTCAGAGAGATAGAACTCTTCAAACATCGTAGCGAACAACGTCAGTTTCGTTTAGCCTTTTTTGGTCGTTAAAAAAGGACTACAGAGAAGTAGACAAACTCAGTTGAGTGTTATCAACTCTAAATAAGGAAACACGTCAACCCACGGACGTTAAACGAAGGGAGTTAGGCTGCATAAGACTTGCAGACGTTGGGCGCAAACGTACACCTGCACTTTAATGTATAACATTTTAACAACAACGACAATGGAAACAACAAAGATGTGTTTATTAGAATTGACTAAGGCTGAGGCTATGGTATTAGCCAACGTAATTAGGAGGACTGCAAACGAGAATCCATTTCATTGGAAGGAAAGCAGCGTTGAGAAGACAAGAGACCTGTACGATAGCGTAATCGCTCAGTTGTACGACTATAAATATTAAAGACTATGGCAAAGTTAGCAGATTATATCGCTTGTAGCCTAATTTATCATAAGGGCAACAAGTTCGAAATCGATGAAGAAAGTACCATAATGCCTTGTGTATACGAGGATAGTGACGAGTATATCAAAGAGTATTGGGGAGACTACGAGTTTATCGGGAAGTTTCCTGTAACGTACAAAGGAAAGGAAGTACAAGTTCTTGTGTTCAAAGACTATGAAGAGTACTTTGGAGTATTCAAAGACGAAGAAAACAAGGGCATGAAGACGTATATCGTAGTACAGGAATTCTCAGAACCCGAGAAAGAACCAAAGATTATCGCTCAATTCAATGAAAGATGGCTGGCAGAAAATTACGCTTGGCATCATGAAGGGAGACTTTGGGTGTATAAAATGAGTGAGTAACAATGTGGGGAGATAATGGGGCAGCGCCCCCACGGGGCGTACGCCCCTCCCCACGCCTAACGGACAAAAGACTATGGCAGAGTATATCGTAAATTTCCGCAAAATCGAAAGATTTTCAGACGGTAGAGTAAGAATGAGCCCTATACATACATCAAAAAGCTATAATGATAAGATGATAGATAGGCTTTGGAGTGACCTAAAATCGTTTGGTTACAAGCGTGTAGGACGCAGTAAGGACGAACACGGAAACTACTACACAACTTATGAACTAAAGGCTCTTTGGCTATCATCAAAAGATTGTGAAGTTATTTCAAGAATTACAATAACAACATTAAAATAAGACTATGGCTAAGGAAGTACATGTTATATTGAAGGGCGATTGCTATGCAATGAACACATATTGCAGCACCCTCAAAGAGTTTTTGGAAATGAGACACCTCAAGAGAAGTGACGTTTCCGATTGGTGGAAAGAGTAATAAACCATTAAACAATTAAGAAAATGGAGAAGACAATAACACTTACAAGCGAAGAGATAGCAAACATCAAGTCTGCTATTGAAGATAGAATAATCCTTTTAGAGGATTATCTTTCAACCAACGAAGGCACTCCAATAGCGCACAAGCGATTGAAGGAGTTCAAAGAGATTAAAGAAAAGTTGAACCATTAAACAATAAGACAATGAAGAAGACAATAACGCTTACGAGCGATGAGATTTCAAGCATCACTCTCGCAATATACGACAAGGTAATGAACCTTTCACAGGCAGTTCTTATTTGCGGTGCGGAACTCACACCGAATGCACAACAGAGAATCGAGAACTTAAAGGCAATTGCCCTTAAACTGAATGGTGTTGAATATTAAATATAGGAGATACGAATATGAGAAAGAATAAGACTTATGAGCAGCAGAAGAAGTTCTATGACAAGAACAACGACTATGAGAGTTTAGGAGCCATCTTCTTGTATTGGCTTGAATGCGGCTACAAGACCGCAGCACAGATGCAAGAGACCTTCAGGGAAGGCACAAAGGAATGCAAGAAATACATTTTGGAAGACCTCCTCCACCTTTGCGACAAGAAACAATTCTATCAGCTTATCAGAATCTTCTACTTTGGCAATAAGTAACATGGAGCGGTCAGCGAATAGAGGAGCACATCACGTTCAAGCCGTGAGACCGCACAAGTATAACAATTAAAAGAAAGGATTAAGTTATGGACATCACAATTTATGTATTAATCTTCTTAGTTGGCAGTATTACAGGCTACAGACTGAGAGCAGCAAAAGACATGGAGGACGAGTAATATGGTTAAGTTAGAACTTACAGATAAGGAGTATGACGCTTTAAGAGCGTTACTCTATCAAACAACAACATCAGCCTATGCAAAGGCAGTTGGTTACGCAGTCCTAATGGCTGCACATTTGGAGTTGTTTCCGGAGACTTATAAGACATTAAAAGAGATAAACAAGAAATTAAATCCGTAAAGATATGAAAAAGAGAATTAAGATAGCTATGGTAGTGGCAACGATAGTTGCCCTACCTCTTATTGGAGCCGAAATGCAGCAGAGCAAGAGCGAGGAGAAATCTTTGCTTGTAGACTTCATCGAGTATTGCAAGACATGTGAGAACCTTAGGCAAGTTGATCCTAACAAGGACTACACCCAAGCAACTCTCCATGAGCTGAAGAATGCAGCACGTTTCTACGAGGAACAGGAGAACTTTGCCGACTGCACAGATTATCAGCAGCAAGCAAAGATAGACGAGATTATCGGCAGAACTTATGATGCTAGAATGGTTAACAATAATAAGTAACAAATTTAAATTATAGGAGATAAAATTATGAATACAAACAATGCAATTTATATTTTTGGTCACATGGTAGGTGTTGAGGTAGAGAATATCCAAGACGTAGTGAAGGCACAGGAAATTGGATTTTACCTTTCAGACGAGCAAGGCAATGGTTATGATTACACCATCATGAGAGAAGACGAAGAGGGAAACGAGGTGGAATGTGAGCCAACCGAGCAAGAAATCTTTGAACGTGTTTCAACCGCACTAGCAGACGGAGAGAAGGTGTACGCCTGTATGACATTGTCGCCTGATTGGGACGTACAGAGACACGCAAATACGCATCTTAAAACCAACTTCTATGTTGGGCAGCAGGTTTTCCTATTGCGTGATAACAAGATAGCTGAGAAGACTATTACTCGCGTCATCCTTGAGAAAAATGAAGACAAGGAAGTCTGCAAGCTTTTGTTAGGTTGTGATAATGCATACACCAAGGACACAGACGTCTTTGCCACCAAGGAAGAACTTGTAGAAAGTCTGTTGAAGGAGTAAGTTTAACCCGAGGGAGAGAAATCTCCCTCACAAACCATTTCGAGTATGACTAATTCAGTTGTTAAAAATCTGTTGGATAAAAAGGATTGGAGCAGAATCATTTTCCGCTTTCCTACATCAAGCTATACTCTGTTCAATAGCGACAGATACGAGATAGATAGTTTCTGTATATATATCCATGACGATACGTCCAGAGAGTACGAGGAAACGAAAGTCTTAGACATATCAAGTCTGATTTCCATGCATATTAAGAAGAAGAGTTTTGAAGATATTGTAGAGGAGATATAAGCAATATGACGATAATCATAAAATTTTTCAAGGGAGCCATCTACGTTGATAAGTTCGGACGGAGATTTAGGGCACGTACAACGTTCATCATCAAGCAGAACTTATTTACTGAGAGGTTCTTTCTGCCGAACGGAATGCAAGTAGACAAGAGCACTTGTATTGAGAAGATAAACGAGAAGAGAAAATAGTTGTTGTTGTTATATATAGGGCGAATGCGGTATTCAAGCCGATACAGATGGTTGCAACGTACCATCCGCCCACCAAGTTTAATTTTAAAAGAAAGGATTTGATTATGAAAAGGTATGAAGTTGAAATCGTAGAGAAAATCACCTACAAGGTACCGCTAGACGCAGCATCATCCGAAGACGCAGAGAATGCCGCAAGACGTTTGTACGATTTGGGTTGTTTGGAGAATGGCGAGTTGGAAAGTGTTTCGTTTGATGTAGAAGAGAAGGAGGGCGAGTAAGATGAAGAAACAGAAAGTATTTGTGTTGATTAAGCACGGAGCAGACAACCAAGACTATTCGTCCGTTAATGTTATCGGAGTTTACTCCACCAAGACCGCAGCAAAGGAGCGGATGGCAGAAGAGGAGGATAATATCCTAGACTTCTACAAGGAGGAATATCCCGATAACTATGAAGTGTCTGAATACAAGGACGAATCATCATGGAGTTGTTCTTGCAAGGATAGTACTATGTTTGATGAGTTGTTGATAACGGAAAAGATAGTTGATGAAGATTAATTTTAGAAATATTGAGTTATGATGTATCAAGCAAAAGAAGGTAGCAAAGCTTATAACCATATCAAGAGCGTTTGCGAAGCCGAGGAAAAAGAGTACAAGGCTTACATCAAGAGAGTTGAAGAAGCTGTTAACTTTGAGTTCGAGAAGTATCAAGGTTACCAGCCTAACCGCAGCTTGCTGCGAGAGTATGAGATTACTGCAATATGGGTAACTCCGGACAAGTGGGATAAGTTGGACAAGAAAATATGGAAGAAAATTGATGAGGCTCTTTTAAAAGAAGGCTCATTTATTGCCATATCCCCAATAAAGAGAACTAAGCAAGGTAAACATATAGCTTCTGTCTTGAAGTCTTACAATGCGGTTACGAATCACTTTAAACTTTTCAAAGACTTGGGAGTTAATGAACAATGGAGTAATATTGTTACGATTACACAACTCTTTAGTCATGGTAAGTATTGTTTTGTCTATTTTGATGATAGTATCAGGGCAGACAAAGACAATTCAGACCTCATAGAAATAACTATAGGTGAGTATGAACGTTTAATTAATGAAGAATCATGAACAAGCAGTTATTTTATTTCGTCTTCCCTCAGTCAGGGGAGACGATTACAAAGGAAATGAATCCACTAGCGGTGAAGGATGCCGCAGTGAAGTACTTGAAGACTCAGAACGAGGTAAGAGGAGACATCTGTATCATCAAGAACGCACATGAAGATGTTGTGGCCATGGCCTACGTGAGCGACATGATGAAGGTTTCCTTCTTTACTGAGGACGAAAGTGTGAACGACATCAAACCGATAGGAGTAATCGAGGAAGGAGGGGAGAAATGAGCGAAATCATTTTCAAGGCAATACGAGTAAGAACAGGTTTGTGGGTTGATTGTTCCCCTATTATCAGAAATAGCGAAGTTTTTAACCATAAAGAACTTGGCGTAGTAAACTCATATTTGATTGATACCAACACCCTCTGCCAATTTACAGGAGAAAGGGATTGTAACGGATTTCCTATCTATGAGCATGATTTGCTCAGAAGTGAAAAGACAGGCAGCATCTATGAAGTAGTTTGGAATCAAGGAAACACTAGTTTTAGTTTAGTGGATACCGAATCCCATGTTCTCTATCCAAATACTTTAGGGAGAATGTTGCGTAACAGTCAACTAAAAGTTATCGGCAATAAATTCGACAAGAAAGGAGGTGAGAAATGAGATTACGACAGGCAAAGAAAATACTTTGCAGAGAGAAAAACTATTTTTGGAGACCACGAATCATGCTTTACGCTTATGGATTGTGCGAAGACCATAGAATCGGAAATGCTATCCGTAGGGTTCGAGCCTATCAGAAGAAAGGAGGTAAGCTATGAGTAAACAGGAATGGTTTGTACTCTTTATCTTCTTATTCACGATACTGATGGCAATATTAGGTTGAGGATATGGAAAGGGCAAGAATCATAATATACGATGATTGGGCGATACTCGATGAGACAGAGACCTTCTTCAAGGATAAATCCTATCTTATCGGCATCGCGAAATCTACCCTTCAGCAGACGCCAGATGCGGTAATCGCTGAAGTGTGGGTAAAAGACCGGCTGAAAATGAAGTTCCGCATCAATAGCAAGGGCAAGGTTCAGCAATGCAAGGTCAGTCAGCATCCAGGGTGGGGTGGCCGCAGAGAGCGAGCCGGAGCACCGAGCAAGGGCGCAGCTGCCCTCATATACAGGGTTGTGACGCATGTAAACGAAAAAACGTTTGAGTTTTTCGAATCACTAGGACGCAACAAAGCCGAATGGATCAGACAGGCTATAGCTGAGAAACGAGAACGTGAAGACAAGGAAAAAGCAGGGCACTAGGCTCTGCTTTTTCTGTTACCATGTTATCGTTCTGTTACTTTATACATACCAATTATAGGCAAGTTGTCTCTTTAATTCTTTTATACAAGCCAAACGTGCCTTTACTTTCCACTTGGTTTGCCTCCCTATTATTGCAAACTCAATCCTTTCATCATGGAAGTACACATGACCATAGGTGGTTTCCGTCTCTTGTGTCGTTGGGTATACACGTCTTTCAATACCATGCCTAACAGCCTTCTTTAGCTTGCGAGGAATGCGAGCCTTGAAATTTCTAAAGAATATTCTTCGCATGCTTACCTCGCTTTCTTTTTGATTCCATCCGGATAGGAAAGTGATTTTGTATTCGTCCATTCATATTCACAAAGCAGTAGTCTATCCATTTAGTACTATAATCACCAAGCAAAGACTTCGCAGAATACCTGATTATCTTAGCCTTGCGCCTAAACCTGTAACCTTGACTTTCCCAATACGGACGAGCCTTCTTCATTTGCTTTTTAGCTTTTCTAATACTAGTCATACACTACTTCTTTTTTGTTCTGTAAATACTTCAAGCACTCCTTGGCTATAGTACTTTCTGCCTTGGAATATTCATCGTCGTATAACGATTCGTTACCATCATACCTATAAAGGTATTTCATTCGTTTCCTGTCTGCATCAGACATGATTTTAAGCTTTGCGACAATCACTTCATTACTGATTACCTTGTCAAGAAACCACAAAAGGTTAGTTAACGCTAATTTGTTTGGTTCATAATCGTCAACATTTGATAATTCTGACAGCCTTCCTTGAGTATATTTCGTAAGTCTATCTTTGTAATTCATACATTTCTCAAAATAGAATACGATAGGCTTATCGAAAGAAGGAGTAAGCAAACCATAAGCGATACTCATACTAACTTGGAACTTTGCAGCACCTCTAAGCAAACCTTCAGCCTGTTCTCTTATAGATTCACGGAATTGTTCGATATTCATATCCCGCTTTCTAAAGTTACAGGCTCGGCAAGAAGGCATGTAGTTCTCCATACTATCCTCACCATGAGAAACGACATACTTACCTTCCTTATCACTCCAACGAGAGTAACCTCCACGATTCTTAGGAACGAAATGGTCTACTTGCATATCTTCGAACTTTATTTCTTTTCCGCAGTATGCGCAATGATGGCCGTACTTCTCCCAAACTTTGATTCTATCTTCCTTTTTCATAACTAAGATTCTATTACTTCCAAATACTTCAACTTTGCGAATCTGTAAGAGTTATATGTTTCGCCAAGCGTTTTATACACTTTAGATGTAAAGTATAGAATGCAGCCAGTATAATCATTAAAACCTAAGATGATATACTTATCTTCAATATACCCTGCTACATATGCGCCAATATCCTTGCCCTTATAAAGAACTCGCTTACCTAGATGAGCATTATAAAAATCCTTGTTTGTCATACGCTACTTAAATTTAATGATAAAAAACTCAGTATCAAGCCACTTGTCGGGGCATAAGCCTTTCTTAGGCTTTCCGATGGTGATACTTTCTATTTTCTTTTCTATACGTGGACTATCCTTGCGGTAGCCGTTTATTAAGAGAACGTGGGTGTAATGGCGATAAAGCACCTTTCCGCAATATGTTTCTGCAGCCACATCATAAGATACTTCGCAGTTAGTGGTCAGACGTTTAATCCAATACGGCTTTATTTCACGATACTCCTCCGTCTTTTCGCCCGATACGATTTTATCGAACCATTGCTTGCTGATGGTGAGGGTCAATACTTTCTTCTTATCCAAATCAGCGACAGCTTCCTTCAAGTACTTATCCATTACCTTTGTCAACCTTTCCATCTTCTTTATGATTTTCTTTCTTACCTTTGTATTTCTTCTGAAATTCGTTGAGTACATCAAGGAACGCACACGGATTATTAGCAGCGGTTTTTGCGATAGACGCATCCTTAGTCAACTTACGTGCATCATATTGTCCGTATTTAAACAAGATGCATTTTAGTGAACTGAATAGCGCAGTAAAAATCTCACATTCTGCAATGTTATTATCTCTATTCCACTCTGCACAAACATTGACTTTCAACGTATTCTCTATCGTTCCGTCATCTTTAAAGTGAATGATATGTTCAAGCGGATGATAGTTACTTAACGAAATTTTCAAAGCACTAGGACCGATATTTCTCGAAAAATAGTTGTCTACATCAAGTACTATTTCAGTATCAGCAGGAACTCTGCTGAGAATATCAACGAACTCGCCAGCCTTACCTAGGATAGGTCTATGCGGATAATCTTCTGTATATTTCATGCACTATATTTTTTTACGAAACAACGGATTTACTCTTTTTCTGAACTCAGCAACCGTAGTTGGATATTTCGCTTTTGTCTTGTGATAATGCCTGTAGCGGTGTATCTTCCAAAAAGAATTTACGAAGTCCTTACATTTCTTGAAGGTGTAACAACAAGTACAAACCTTACATCTACCTGTCGAATGCGTCCAGCAGTATGCAAAAATGAGACGCTCTTTTATAAAACTTCCCATAAGCCTATTGTTTTTTTAATGTTAAGCCTATGATAGAATTAGCCAACTCAATAGCATGCTTAGGTTTGAAAAATCGCTTGTTCAAATCATCATTCAACTCGT